CCCTTGGACCATTCGATCTTGCTGACGAACTTGGTGCTGTAACGCCGTTTCAGACCGGCGGAGAGATTGGCAATTGTTGCCGCTGGAGCTGCCATGGGAAACCTCCTGGACCGAGCGAACGCAAATGCGCTTCAAGCTCGTTGCCCAGGAGTTTCGCCATGCGGGCAAGCTTCGAATTCGGGCTCTTGCTGACGATGGTGAATGAAATTCGGCGCGCCGTCAATGTGCGCGTTGCGCGATTAACGTGTAGCGCGGCAAAGGACCAGCGCGCGCTATACGTTACTCATTGCGCAATCAACGTATAGCGGATCAGTCTAGCGGACGAGCCTGTAGCGGCGAGTAGAACGTCGCGGACCCGTCAAGCTTGTCGGGCTCGTTCGGGTCGCGACCTGTCCGCAGGTACTCGCGCATTCGGGCGAAGTGCGCGCGCTGCTGCGGCGTCCATCCCTCGGGGTCACCTTCCGGCCGCTGCCACTCGGGATTGCGCTCGGGGAACAGGCCCGCGCGCACATAGGCGTCGCCGCGATTCCGTCCCATCCAGTCCTCGAAGGTCTGGCCCTTCTCCTTCTCCTCGTTGTACGCCTCGGTGTCGATCCGTCGCTGCTGGGGCGTGAGCGACGAGAGAAGCTCTTGCTTCATCGCGTACCACTTCGGGTCGACCGGCTGTTTCTTCTCCATGTCGACGTGGCCGCCGAGGTAGTGCAGGGCGTCCGCGGCGATCGCGTCCTCGCGCTCGGGACCGGCGAAGTTCTTGTAGAGCTCGAACGTGAGCTTGCCCGGACGCGGGTTGTCGCTGTCGGCTGGGTGGTAGAACTCGAGCTGCCGGCCATCGCCTTGGTCCTTCGACTGAATCACGGCGGCGCGTGACATGTGCGGCGCGAGCGCGGCGTATTTCTTGGAAATCGCGTCGATGACCTTCAGGTCTTCAGCTGAGGCAGCCGGAGGTGGCTTGCTGACTGCCGCTGAACTGGCCGAGTCTGGCAGCTCGTCGCCGGGCTTGGTCCCCGGCGGAAGGCGCGCGGTCGGGATTTCAATGACCTTGCCATCCGGCCCGACCAGCCGCGCAACGTCACCGTCGATGCCGTAGACCTTCAAAACGTCGAGCCCCAGCCCTTGTGGCCGGCCTTCTGCATCTCGCGCTTGATGATGGCGTCGCGCTGGGCGCCGTCGAGCGGCAGGCCGTCATCGTCGACCGCGGGGCCACGCGCGGCGATCCGCTTGCCCACCGGGGCAGCCGGCTTGGTAGGAGCCTTGACGGCAGGCTTGGTGCCCACCGGAGGAGGCACCACCACGGCAGGCTTGGCGGCTGCCTTCGAGCCGCGCGCCGGCATCTCGAGCCCCAGCGCCTTGAACTTCGGTGCCTCCTGCTCGCGCACGAGCTCCTCCGCGGTGTCCGCGGCCTTCTTCAGGTACGCGGCGTGCTCGCCAGCCTTGAACCCGGCGCGCTCCCACATCTGCAACGCCGATTCCTTGATGGTGTCGAGCATGCCGGGGACGGCCCGGGACAGCGGAATGTCCAGTTCCTGGCTCTCGGTCAGCTCCTTGGCGAACAGCTGCGCGTATGACTCGACGCCGATCGCGTAGCGGACGAAATCCATTTCGGCGCCCGGCTTGTTGCCGGCTGCGGCCCACTTCTCGGCGGCGCGGGCATAGATCTTGTCGAAGTGCGGCGACAGGCCAGCCTGGGCGACGGCGTCGCGGATCATCTGCTGGCCGCGGTACTGACGCAGCTCGGCCTCGACGGCAGCCACGCGGTCGTCAGCCTGTGGCTTCGCCGGAGCCGGGCGCACCTCGGGCAACGTGACCTTGCCGGTCAGGGCCAGCTCGAGCAGCTCTTCCTTGGTCTCGATTCCGAGGAACTTGAGCCGCTCGTTCAGGTCGGCGCCCTTCAGCTTCTCGACCGCTGCGGCGGCCTCTTGCTTCGCCTGGGCGGCTTCCCTCGTCGCCTGGTCGACAGCCTGGCGCGCGCGCTGAACCTCGTCCACGAGCGTCCGGTTGCGGGCCTGGTACTTCAGCGCGTCGAGCATCTCCCGGCGCTGGGCGGCTCGGGGCTTCTCGGTCGCGGCGGGCGGATCCGTCTTGTCGGCGTCGGGCTTGGCCGATTCGCCCGCCTCATCGCCACCAGTGGCGGTGGCCTCCTCATCGTCCGCGGCGTCGTCTGGCTTGTCGACCTTGGCCGGATCGTCGCCGGTGATGTCATCCGGCTTGGCGTCCGGCTCCTCCTCGATGACGATGTCCCCCGCCTTCGAGCCCGCGTCGGTCGGGCCGCCGGCCACCACCACGTCACCCACGTCGATGGCACCGAACGCATCGGCCTCGCGCGGCTCGTATTGGATCTCCTTGACCGAGTCGGTGAAGCCTGGGGGCGCGGCGGTCAGCTTCGCCTTCGCTGCCGGCGCGGCTGGCCTCACCGTCTCCACGGCGTTCGCCCGGTCGGCCATGACGGTCTGCGTGATGCTGTCGGACATTGACCGGGTTCCCCTGCTCATTCGTCAGATCCTTTCGTGGTGGCCACCGCTGCCTTGAGCGGAGCGATCGCGTCGGCGTTTGGAGTAGCAGTCGTGTTCCGATCTCCAGCACCGAACACCATGCATCTCCACTCGGCGTCGCTCATTGACATGAGCCTCTTCGCAAATTCCTCCTCAGTCTCGAAGAAGTTAGCGAACGGCCGATGAGTGAGTGGGCCGCTCATGAAAGCAGCGGCTCCAGGTCCCAGCCGCAGAAGCGCCGCCCGTTGCGCTCGACAACCGCGTCCTGCTTCGGCAGCCGCTTCGCCAAGTCCGCCGGAATGATGAGGACCCCATCTATCCCGTACACCATATTGTCCGGGCAGTACCGATCGAGCACGGCCGTCCTCGGCTCGGTGCCGTCGACGCTCGCATAGTAGTAGTCGACGCCCTGGCAGGTGATCCCCGTCCATTTTGTGTCGAATCGCCGCCGCCGCGCTGCCTCGACAGTCGGCAACGCGACCAGCGCTGCCAGGAACGGCACGGACGCGATGAACCCGCGCCGGTCCATCACTGCACCATCACCGGCACCGGCGGCGCGCCAGGAACCGGAGGCATTGGCAGTCCGGGCGGTCCGCCAGGCGGAGCCTGGGGTGGCTCCCCGGTGGGCGTCGGACCGGCGGACGTCGGCGGCGCGATGCCAGGCAGGACGGGCGGGAGCGGCTGCCCACCGCCGCCTTCGCCGCCTGCGACGGGAGGACCGGCAGGTGGCGGCGCTGGCTCAGCGGGCTGCGGCTTCGTCGCATTCAGCAGTCGGCGGAGCATGTTCATCGCCTCCTCGCTGTATGCCTCGTCCAGCTTCGCCAGGAAGTACCTCGCGCGCGCGTACGTGAACAGCGCCTCCTTGTTCATGTACTCGTCGGGCGTCTCGTAGTGCTCGTCCTCGAGAATGTCGTCGACGAGCTTCTCTTGAAGCATCTGCTCGGACAGGATCAGGTCCGTGATCGGCGAGATGTCCGGCACGTTCAGCGCGGACATCGCCTGCTCGCGGGTCAGCCAGCCCTCCTTGATGAGGTCGGCCGCCTTCTGGAACTGGCCCGAGAGCGACTGACCGAACAGCGACGACGGGAGCACGCGGATCTCGTACTCTCCGGTCAGGTCCTCGAAGACCATCTCTTTCCAGACGCCGCGGGAGATGGCCCGCCACTTCGGTTTCGCCTCGGTGTGCTTCTTCGCGTAGTCGCGGGTCAGTCGCCACCACCAACGCGCCGTCTCGACCCGATCCGTCTCCCAGTTCTGCGACGGGAGCGCGAGCCGGTCGGCCTGAAGCTCGGTGTCCTCTCGGATGGCCACGGCCGCCGTCACGCCCGCGCGCCCCTGCCCGCGCATGATGTTCGGGCTCAGGCCGATGGTGTCGGACATCTGCCCTTCGAGCTCGTGGATGTACTGGTACGCCTCGGGGTGAAGGGCCGGCGGCGTGTCCACCTGCATCGGCGTGTTGACGAACTGATCGACTGCGACGTAGGCATTGTTCAGCCCGGTCGGCGACTCCTCGCCCTTCTTGATGTGCAGGATCTTCGTCGCGCTCTGGTGGTGTGCCTCGCGCAGGGTGATCTGCTGCTCGTTCAGCTCGACCTGGCCGGCGCGGTTGAGCGACACGACGCTGTGCCCGGACACGCCCGTGTGCTTCTCGTCGAACACGCCGGTGATGAACGGGATACCGTCGTAGTGCCAGTCCTCGTCGGTGTGCAGCTTGTTCCCGACGATGATCACGTGCCGGCCGTTCGGACCGCGCTGGTAGGCGTCGATGACGCGGACCTTCTGCAAGGTCGCGTTGATGCCGATGGCACCGGCCATCAGGCTTCCCTCGCTCGACGTCTGTCCGGCCAGCTCCTCGGACTCCACGCCCAGCATCGCTGCGGCTGCCACGGTCGGGATGCGACGGACGTGGTAGCGGCACTCGGGATCGCCGAGTTTTCCGTCTTCCTTGTCCCAGAGTTGCTCCCACGGCGGAAAGCGCGCCAGCTTCGTGTCGCCATCCTCCACGTAGACCTTCATCCAGCCGAGGTCACATGTGAGTTGGTCGCGCTGCTTGAGCGAGGCCTCTTTCTGGTAACCGACGTGGTCCGCCCAGGCATCCGAGAGCGCCGTCATGTTCCGGCTGGCGCGCTTGGCCTTGCCGTTGCCGCTCGACGGGACAAACTGCGCGCGCGGGCGGAAGGAGCAGACCCGGTTCCGCACGGTGCCGACGAGTTGATAGACCTTGTTGAAGATTTGGCCGTTCCCCTCTTTCGCGTCGATGCGCGAGAACACCTCGGACGCGGCGTCCAGGTCGGTCACGCGGTCACCGGTGTACAGCTCCAGGTCGTAGGCCATCCACTCGCGGCGGTTCTTCTCGTCCTGCGACTGCTCGATCTCGTCGATGGTCCGGTTGAGCTTCTGGACGAGGTCAGGCGCGTCGAGGTCGCCGGCTTCGTTCTCCTCGGCGTTCGGAGCCTCACACCACCTCGGCCCGCTCCCGGTGCGCTGCACGCGCTTTTCGGGCTGATCGGTGTCGGTCACCTCGGCTTCAGAGTTCTCGGTTGGCTCGGTTGTCTCGTCGCTCATCGTCTCGTCTCCGCTCATGGCCGTACGATCCTGCTCTCTGCGATCTCAGCGTCGTCGTCGCTCTGCATCGCCCGCACGAACGCCGTTGCCTGCCGAGTCGCCGCGCAGTGCTCGCATCTTCCGTGGGCGTTGGCGCGCGACGGGCTGTGACCGCGAATGTCGGCGGCGGCCCGGATGAGGCGCGACATCAGGTCGACGAGTTCGCGTTCGGTGGTGTCCTGGGCTTCGTCGTCGTTCATTCGTACCCTAAGTTCTGCGGCTCGGATGCGTCGCGTATGCTCATCCGGCGCCACTCGAAAGAGTTGTCGGACGCCGTTCGGATCCAGACTCGCGGGCGCCAGTTCAGGCGCTCGTCAAGCCACGCCTGGCACATGTTCGCGCCTCCGATTCCGTCCGGGCACGATGGGACCGCACACGGGAGCCGATTACCTGGTTGCCAATACTGTCGGACGTGGTCGCAGGCACGCTCGCGCGCACGTTGTTTCCTGGTCAATTCAGCAGTGACGCTCATGAGAACGCCTCCCGTCTCGTCTTCGCAGCGCGCGCGCGCATGATCCCGCCCTGCTGCTGCTCGCGCTGCATCCGCTCCATGGCCACCTCGTAGGGCGTCTTGGCCGGCGGTGGCGGCGCCTGTCCCGGCAGCTCGCGCAGCATGTCCCGCGCGTACCGCCACGGGTACAGCCATGCGTCTCCTGGGTCAGAGTGTGCGGCGTCCGAGGCCAGCTTTCCCGGCTTCTTCCAGCGCAGGCGCGTGGCCTCCTTGACCATCAGCGCGGCCAACTGCGGGTCGACGAAGGTCTTCCCGCTGCGCAGGTCGTCGTTCAACTGCTGGATGAACTCGACCTTGCGCGCCTTCTCGGCCATCACCCACTGAATCTCGGGCGCGTCCACGGCGAACGTCTCGATCGTCTTCCGCGTGGCGTGGCCGGCCGGGTCGAACACCACCGGCCCCGGGTACTCGGCCTGCAGCGCGCGGAGACGGGCGAAGAGTTGGTGGTTCGTCTGCTGGCTCGTGGCTTCCATGTGCGTCAGGTGCGAGACGTCCCGGAGCGGTGAGATGCTGATCCGAGAGATGGCGTCGGCGTCGTTCCAGCCGAGGTCCAGCCCATAGACGTGTGAGAACGCCTTGCCGTCCCATGGCCGCAGCGCGGGCGGCGGGATGTAGTAGACGAGCGCGTCGGGGTCGACGATCCACTGACCGAGCCACTCGCGCTTGTACGTGATGGACTCGGGCGTGAGGTGGTACCGCTGGCGGGCCTCGGCGAGTGGGTCGCGGCCAGCAAAGAACGGGTTCTGCGCGCACGTCCAATGGTGCTGGTTGCTCCACCCTTCAAGGGCGTGGCAGGCGTCGAAGAACGGACCGGAAGCTGCGGGGCCTGGCGTGCCGATGAGCACGAGCTGGCCGTTGTAGTCGAGCAGCGCAGGGCTGAGGACGTCGGACAGGAAGTATGAGAACCAATCGGGCCCGAGTTGGCTCTCGTCGACGATGGCGAGGTCGAAGTGTCGCCCGCGGGCCCGCTCGACGTCCTTCTGCTGGTAGAAGCCGAAGATTTCGAAGCGACACGCTCCGCTCGTGAAAGCGAGTTCGGACTTGTGAGCTTCGAGGCCCAGCCGGTGCCGGTGGTTGTGCTTGAGCAGGTCGTCCCAGACGATGCCGAAGCCTTGGTCATCGGTGGGAGCGAAGTAGGCGACGCGGGCCCCGGGACGCGCGCCGAAGCAGCGCAGGGCCTTTCCCAGGATGCTCGTCGTCTTCCCGGCGCGGCGGCCGGGGTGGGCGGCAATCTGCGGCGAGTCGTCCTCGCACAGCGCGAGCTGCTCGGGGCCAAGGATACGGCGAAAGCGCTCGTAGGCGCTCTTCGGCGACTGGAGGCCGGCGAGCTGGGACGCAAGGCGCCTGTATTCGTCGCTCGGCACACTATCCGGCGGCCTCCGGGCGGAACTTGTGCCACCTGGTGATGTAGGTAGATTTGCCCATGATCATCCGTTCGATGAGATCGGCGAGCTTCGCCCCGGACATGCTCCGAAGCGCCTGCGGCTCTATCTCCAGAGCCATGCGAACCGGCTTTCCTCCGCGCAATACCTCGATGCTCACCGACCACGTGTCGGACCCAATGCCGGTGCCGTAGCCTGCGGTGAGAATCACGCTTCTCCCGATGCTGCCATCGCGCTTCGTCGTCACCTCGACGACGTTGGTGCTCACTCGTC